GCTGATAACTTAGGAATAGCAACATTGCCTTTAAGTCCAGTCATAACTCTAGCACCAAGCTCACCAACAGTTAATTTAGCGTATAAAGCTGAAATAAACTGATCTGCAAGATGATCTGTACCAACCAAGAATCCACCAGCACTTGTTGGTGAAACAGTTTGATCTCTTTGTCCCCAGTTAAGGTCTGAAGGCATATAAAAACCTCTAGCTTCCTTACCTGATCTTTGAGCGATATCTTCTGATAATTCTCTTTCATAACCAGCTTTTGACCAGTCACCTGTTGTAGCAGCATTAATAGCTCTGATTAAAGAGTATTCGCCTTTTTCTTTTTGGTTAAGTCCAACTGTTGCTGGTGCAACTTCTAAAGGCTTATCGTTAGCGATAGTGTTCAATAACTCGCCTCTGAATTGCTCTAGGTTTTTTCCATCTTGAATAGCTTTATCAGCTAATGCTCTTTGGTTATGATGAGCGCCTAATGCGTTTATCTCCTTCATATCACTTCGCCCTTTTGCTAATTCGGCAGCAGTATCGCTACTTCTTTGAGCATTTAGGTCTATTTTATTTTCTTCTGACATTTTAATTTCCTTAAAATTTAATTCTTGTTTATTTTCAGAACGACCAACCCCAACTTGCATTGACGTGTCTGCTGGCAAAGATACCAGAGATATCTCTTTCGGACTCCAATTTGTAGCCCTGTAGTGATCTCCGTTTACTTCATCAGTCATACGTTCCATTTTATTAATTTGATACCCAACGCTGATATTTTTTCTTATACCATCTCGAACATCATCAAAGATTTCCGAGGCTAGCTGGCTCTTACCGAACCGAACAATAGCGACTGACCTAGCCGCCTTCTCATCAATCATAAATTCCTCAACAATTCCAATCTGCTTCGACATATCATGATCGAGAAGCAACGGAGCTGTTTTACTATCCATAAATTCAGTATCTATAGATTCTCTTTTGTGATCTAAAACCTCTAATCCAAATGAACGAGAAACAGGTTGCTGAGAACTAACTCCCACGCGTACTGTTCTTTTATCTTCATCTATATAAGAAGCTCTTGATAAATCTATAGTTCTGTAAGCTATCTCACCAGAACAAGACCTATCATCACCACTTTCAACATCAACAGCCATTTCTTCTGGCTCAGTTTCTACGACTTCTTCAGATTCAGTTCGTACTTCATCCGTTTCAGTTGTTTCAACCTCATCAGTTACAGAAATGGTCGTTTCATTTTTAATATCATCCATTTCGTTTACCTCGCTAGTTGTATTAAAATCATTTGGCATAAGTGTTATCTGCTCCCACCAGTTGTATAGATAACCCCACGATTGACTAATCGCATCCCATACGCCCTAACTATCATCATCCGAACCCTCTATATCTGGGGTTGCGGGTGATTTTTGACCAAAAGGTTGCCATGCAGTTTTAATATCGTACTGCTCCATTAACATTCTTTCCTTTTGATGCATTTCCATTAGCTCTTCAGCATCTATTCCTTTGCCCGCAGCTATTTCTGTATATGTTGTTATTCCTGAGTTAAGCCCTGCAATATGAGCATTAATCTCTTTAAGAGGATCAATCCAAGCCCACTCTCTACATACATAGTTGGTAGAGTTATAAAATTTATCAAACTTACTAATGGGTAAATTAATTGCACCAGAAGATATAGCATATTCAAGCCATTTTTTAAAAATTGGCTCTATCATGTGTTGAACTGTAAGCTGTTGAGATAACTGAAACATAGCTCTATCCTCGAGACTTCCTTGTCTGATAGAGGAGTAATTAACAGAGCTGAGGTCGTTTGTAAGACTATGGTAAGAAATATTTAATCCCGAAGCTATACCCCTCAAAATACTTGTAGTAAAAGAATCAAAAGCTGTACTGGGGTGCGAAGGTTCAAAGCTTTTAAAATCCATCCCATTTGGAAGCTGCTCAAAAGTACCCGCGCTTGCGTTCATTACTGGAGCAAAGCCATCTTCAGGAGACTCATCGCCAACATAAGAATTGCCGTCTGGACTTGTAAAGAAGCCCATTTTTGATGACGCTACCCTTGCCGCCGTTATCTCCGCCTCATAATAACCTTTTAACATTTGTATGTTTGCCATAGAGGTAGATATAGGTGATACGCCTCTTGTTTGTTCTGGGCGATTTCGTATATAAATATGCATTAACTCTTCTGCTGGAACTCTAATATATTGTCTTTGTTTTGCATACAAATCATCATAAGGATGATCTTTAAATAAATAATAGGCAACGGGCTTATCAAATGAATTAACTTCAACGCCCATCTTTATAGTATTGCCGTTATTAGCGGTGTCGTTATAATCTTCATCCAAATGATCAGCTTCAAAGAATTGAATCATATAACCAAATTTATTTGTAGATGTTGGTATATGCCTTATTAAGACCTCACCATCTCTATATAGTGTTTCAACCATAAGTTTTTGTGCATCAACAAATGACATAGTTCCATTGGCTACGCATACACCCATTGCACACCACTCTTTCCATGCAGATTCTATTTGCTGATTAGCGCCCATATCTAATGAACCATTATCGTTTCTTGCTTTAGAGCTTATGCGTATTCCTGATTTGCCTACAACATTTGAAACCATTAGGTTTAAATATCTAGCAACATAAGCATCATTTCTAGCAAGCTCTCTTGCTCTTGCTCGTAAGATTTTGATATTAGGTTGTATTTCTGAATCAGCACTTTTTGACTGTGATCCAAAATCTGCAAAGAGTCGCCCTCTATCAGCGCCTTTAAATGATCTTTGATTAAGCTTTATGGGATTTGTTTTCTGTCCTCTTCTTAATAAATTACTGTACCAAGCCATTAGAATTGCACCCTTATTGTATTTCCTGAAGGCTTACCATTTGCAATTCTTGCTCTTTTCTTTTCAATTTCCCAACGAGCTTCATAGCTATCCCTAAATTGTATTAGTTCATCAATAGACATTCTGGAAAGTGACCTTCCTGCAATACTCATTGAGCTTTGATCCATAGTTGCACGACCTTCAATAACAGCATAAAGACTATCAAGCACTATTTTTGTGTGTGATCTAACTCCATTATCTAATAATGTTATATAATCCTCTTCTAAGTAGCTTTCTGCTGAATCAGAGCTTCTAATAATTATGGAAACCCATCTATAATCACCTGCTGTATATGAAGATGTACTAGAGGTGGCAATTAGGTATTCGTCGTTACTTTCTGACGCTGTTAAAGTGAAATTAGACGCTGTTGTTCCATCTATTAAATAAAATTTATACTTTAAGGAGTATGATGCTGTAGGATAATCACCAGAAAGGTCTGATCTTTTCCAAGCCCAATAATCCCCCACTTGTAAAACATCAGGAATTTGCGTTGGATAATTAGATGAATCAAAAGCGTTACTCAAGCAAAAACCTCATAAATGTTAAATATATCTTTATCTAACGCTAAAGTTTTCTACAAATAAGTCAATAGATGTTTGAAGTTTATAAATTTTTCCATGAATTAGCAAAGTTATCACCTTTTGCTTGCCTAGGTCTTATAATCGGGCTGGTTTCTTCTTTATCTTCTACTGGCTTTTTGCCAGTTAATATTTTTTGCTCTATTAAATTCCAATTAGGGTTTAATATATATATTGCTGCAAAGTTATAAACAGCACAATCAAGACTTTCATTACGATCACGAATTTGCTTCCATACTAAAGTTTTTCTACCACGCAAAAACTTGGTTACTCTCTTTTCTGCTGTAAGCTGTTTAAAATATTCATCATCGAGATTGTTTGAAAAGAACATTGTTGTCTCTTCTGGCGAAGCGGACAGCCTGCCAAAGATAGCTTCTTTTGCACTATCTACACCTACTCCGTATAAAACTGTTTTATTTTTTCCAACATACGTTGGGCTATTAATAATTGGTTTTCCAGCAGTAGATAAGCCTTTTACCGCAAACACACGCCTGGATTGCCTAGGTTTTGTAAAAGCATAAACCTGGTTTGTATGATAACCAGAGTCTACTGTTGAACAAGATATAGGCAGAACCCTTCCCGATTCAGTCTTAAACCTAGACTTTAAAAACTCATCAAATTCATCCCAGATAGCGTGACCATTTGGATCGCCCCAAATTATGCGATGATCTAAAACGTAACACTTAAAGCCTTTACCCCAGCCACAAATCGTTATTTCGATTCTGTCGGCTTGGCAATCTGTTCCTGTAGTTAAAATATAAACATCTTCAGGTATATTATCAATATCATAATTCAATCTTCTTTGAAGCAATGATTCCCACTCTACAGTTTCCCCAGATTCTTGCCAACTTTCTCCCAGGGCAGTATTTACAAATGTTTTTAATGTTTCAGGATTCTTTTTTGCTTCCAGGAAATTTATTGCCATATCCGCCCAGGTTGACCAAACAGAATATAACTCTGATATATGGAATCCAGCAGTTTTTAATAAAGGCTGAGTTGCTATCCATTCCCCGTTATTAATCATCCATTGTTTTTTAGACTCTTCAATAACTGAACCACACTCTTCACAAGCGTAAGTAGCTGTTTCAGGTTTATTTTCTTCCCAAACCACATTCTTCCATTTTAAAACTTGTTTATGTTTACATTCGGGGCATGGCACATAGTAATAACGCTTATCAGACTCCTCAAAAGCAGCTTCAATAGCTGATAAACCCTTTATAGTTGGGGTGCTACACATAAAGATTTTGCGATTAAAAAAGGTTTTAGTTCTAGCCACCGCTAATGCTATTGGCGATCCTTCACCTTTAACATTATGTTCAAAACGATCTATTTCATCTAAAAACAGGCAACGTATGGGTCTGCTAGCGAGACCCGCAGGACTCCCTGAAGATGATATTGTTATATGACCACCTGCAAAC